TAAAGAGACAATATTATCATGAAATGGTTTTATGAAAAAAATCGTGAACTATTAGATTCATCAGTCAATAAATACTTTGAAGAAGTTCTTTGGATGTCCAAAGACGAATTTCGTCAATGGGTAATTGACCTTCGTAGGACTGTTGTAGATTTGTGGGATAATCATAATCTTCCGCCAAGAGTTGGCTATGATGAACAAGAAATCATAGAACAATTCAATCAGATGCATTCTTTCCCTGTACATAAGTTTGAAGTAATTGATGAATTGACAGGCGAAAAAGATGTAATTAGAAACACAAGTGTAGTAGGTAATGCCGTCAATCAATGGTTTCCTACCATGATGAAAACTCGTATTAACTATACGAAAAAAGATGATGGTAAATCAATTTACGATTTTTTTGCAAAGGATGAATTACTTGGAACTTTTATCACATACGCTACCCGTCATTTTAAACGTGATTCTTTTTACCATTATTCTTCTGTTGCTAAATCGAACCAGCTTGAGTGTTATGGATATCTTCCTGTATCCGATGACGCTGTTATATGGATTACTGAATTCGAGAAGGAGTTTAGGAAGCAAGAAAAATGGGACTATTGGCTCCAACCAAAAGACATAGACAAAGAGTATACTGGTTACAATGAAGAATTAAAAAATCAAAAATATCTCATTATACATAAAGATGATATAGAGAAATTAGATATACCAGAAAAATGTAAGACTAATGTTGATTATGATAAATCCGAGTACTATCAAATTCGACCATATGAGTTTAAACAAAAATTGTTTCCTGTCGGGTTAAAAGCGTTTCGTGTTTCGTTTTGTCAGTATGCTGTAAATTTTCCACCATTAACTGCAAAGTACTTATATGAAAAATTTACCGAGCACCTTGTTGGACAACCTCTTATCCGCATTTATGATCCTTCTTCTGGTTGGTCTGGGCGCTTGCTTGGTGCTATGTCTATTTGTGACAACAGGAATATTTTATATATTGGGACTGATCCTAATACCGATCATAATACTAGCCCAGGTCGTACAAAATATCATGAGGTCGCAGACTTCTACAGAAAAAATGTAAATAAAGGCGGTCTTTGGGCAGATGAACATTCTCATACTCAAACAGAAATATATCAGTTAGGTTCTGAAGTAATAAAAGATGATCCAAACTTCCAAAAACACAAAGGCAAACTTGATCTTGTCTTTACATCACCACCTTACTTTGCTAAAGAAGCATATTCAGAAGATCCAACACAATCATATAAAAAGTTTGGGCAGTACGAAGAATGGAGAGAAGGTTTCTTACGGCCCACACTTGAGACTGCTGTTGAATGGTTACAGCATGATCGTTATTTGCTCTGGAATATTGCCGACGCTGTGTTTGGAGGTGATATGCTACCACTTGAAGAAGATAGCAGAAAGATTCTAGAAGAACTTGGTATGCAATATAAAGGTAAACTAAAAATGTCTTTAGCTCAAATGCCTGGTGGTAATCGTGTTGATTCTGAAACTGGTTTACCAAAAGCGAAGAATTTCTGCAAAGTTAATGGTTTATGGTTAAAGTATGAACCGGTATTCATTTTCTACAAACCATAAGTTTACCACTAAAAAGCTTGACACACACACTACATAATGATATGATTTGAAAACTTGCTGATAAGCAAGGCAACTTTAATTTGTTATTTTTTATTAGGAGATTGATTATGACTCAAAAATTGTCAGCCAAACAAAAAATGTTGAACGCACTAAAACAAACTTCTGGCTACAACACTTTCACCGTAGAACAAGCTCGTCGTCGTTTCGGTGTACAAAATGTTTCTCAGCGTATTGAGGAACTCCGCAAAGAAGGCTATTGCATTTACACCAACACCAAAACACTTGAAGATGGTAGCAAAGTAAAATACTACCGTCTAGGAAAGCCTAGCCGTGAAATCGTTCAAGCAGCAATCAGAGGTGGATTTAGCTTTGCTAACTAATCCCCAATAAAGAAAGAAGGAGACTACCTAGGTAGGTCTCCTTTTTTTATACCCATGAGGACAAAATGGAAATTTCAATTAAAACAGAAGAACTAAGAAAAAAAAGCATATTCATAGCAACACCTATGTATGGTGGTATGAATCATGGAATGTATATGAAAGCATGTTTAGATTTACAAGGCATGTGTATGCAATATGGTGTTGCTACTAAATTTTCATTCCTATTTAATGAATCATTAATTACTAGAGCAAGAAACTATCTTGTTGATGAGTTTCTAAGTCGTTCCGATTGCACACATCTACTATTTCTAGATTCGGATATTAATTTTGATCCTAGAGATGTTATTGCACTGTTAGCTTTAGATAAAGATGTTATTGGTGGTCCATATCCCAAAAAAGCAATCAAATGGAAAAATATCAAGACTGGGATGCAAAAAAATCCTCAAATGGAAGCACAACAACTTGAAAAACTTGCTGGTGATTTTGTCTTTAACCCAGTTAAAGGAACTGCACAGTTTAGTGTCACAGAACCACTTGAAGTTATGGAGATTGGCACTGGCTTCATGATGGTGAAACGTGAAGTGTTTGCAAAATTTGCAGAAGCATATCCACATCTTAATTACAAACCAGATCATGTAGGTCAAGCACACTTTGACGGATCAAGAAAAATTCATGCTTACTTTGATACTGTCATCGATAAAGGTTACACTTTCGAAGATGCACATCAACTTCTACAAAGAGCAGCAAAAGGAGAAGATGTAGAATCCGAAGCAAAGAAACTTTTGGACAAAGAAAAAGAAGCTTCACATCGTTATTTGTCTGAAGATTATATGTTCTGCCAATGGTGGAGAAATATTGGTGGAAAAATCTATCTATGTCCATGGATGAAAACTTCACACATTGGAACATATCATTTCACTGGAGACATGCCAGCTATTGCTAATTTTGTTGGGGAAATGTAATGGGGGAAGGTCGTAAGTTTGATGGAGGTAAACTAGAATATGGTTTACTTCCACCTTTAGCTCTAGAAGAAACTGTAAAGGTACTTACTTTTGGTGCTCAGAAGTATGAACGAGACAACTGGAAAAAAGTACCTGACTCTAAACGTCGATATTTTGATGCGATGGAACGACACATTTGGGCATGGAAGAAAGGTGAAAAATTAGACCCAGAGTCTGGAATACATCACTTGGCACATGCTATGTGTTGCTTGATGTTTCTGTATGAACATGATATACTATACTCACTTGAACTTGATAATGAGGAAACAAAATGAAACTTTCAAATGAAACAATGACTATCTTGAAGAATTTTTCTGGTATTAATGCTGGAATTCTCTTTAAAGAAGGTAACACACTCTCAACAGTATCAGCAACAAAAACAGTTCTAGCACAAGCAACTCTGCAAGAAAATTTTCCACAAGAGTTTGCAATTCATGATCTAACTAATTTTCTTTCCGTTTTATCTCTTAGCAAAGATACACCAGAACTAGATTTTGATGATCAACATATTCTCATCAAAGCACTTAGTGGAAGAAGTAAAATTCAATATCGTTTTGCTGACAAGAAAATGATTATTGCTCCACCAGACAAAGCAGTTGTCATGCCTTCACAAGATGTATCTTTTACTCTGAACGAGAGTGATCTCGATTGGATCACAAGAACTGCAAATGTCTTAGGTTCACCACATATTGCTATTGAAGGAAATAATGGTAAACTCAGAATAACATCTTTTGATGCAAAGGATGATGCTGCGAATATCAACTCTGTTGACATCGATGAGACAGATAAAGTATTCAAATCAGTATTTAAAACAGAAAATTTGAAAATGATTCCTGGTAGCTATGAAGTAACTGTTTCATCTAAAGGAATTGCACATTTCAAAAATAAAGGTGTAGCGATTGAATATTGGATTGCTATTGAAAAAGACTCATCTAACTTTGAGGTATAATCATGTTAATTACATTCACAGAAGCACAATCAAAAGGACCTGTTGCTATTAATCCAAATCAAATAGTTTCGGTATTTACTGTAGAAAAATCAGAAAGTGAAGCTATGAAACCTTTTGTAGGTAAAACTGCAATAGTTTTTTCTGGAGGAAATGTTATTGTTGAAGATTCATATTTAGAAGTTGTTGGAAAAATTAATGGTGAACTGCGGTAATATGTTTTATATTTTTATTATGGAGAGTGTGAATGGACGACCAAATTCTTTGGGTGGAGAAGTATCGCCCTCGTAAAGTAGAAGATTGTATTCTTCCCGACAACATCAAGAAAACATTTCAGGAGTATGTAGACAGAAAGGAGATACCCAATCTTCTTCTGTCTGGTTCTCCTGGTGTTGGAAAAACTACAATTGCAAAAGCACTTTGTAATGAAGTAGGATGTGACCATATTGTCATCAATGGTTCTGATGAATCAGGTATTGATGTTCTACGAAACAAAATCAAAAATTATGCATCAACAGTAAGCTTTTCTGGTGGTCGAAAAGTTGTTATTATAGATGAGGCAGACTATCTAAATCCAAATTCAACTCAACCTGCTCTGCGTGGAGCGATTGAAGAATTTTCGTCAAACTGTTCTTTTATTTTTACTTGCAATTTCAAGAATAGAATTGAAGCACTTTCCAGACAATCGTAGAATTCTGAATGAACTTCAAAGATATGGTGTGTCTGGAACTATTGACGAAGGTATTCTTGCTTCTGTTTCGGATATTCAAACTAAAGAACTGATTGTAGCTTTAAAAGAAAAAGACTTTGGTTCTGCTCGTAAATGGGTCACAAACAATCTAGACAATGATCCTACACTTGTCTATCGTAAGCTTTATGATAGCATGTATGATTACTTGAAGCCAAGTTCTATTCCTCAAACTGTTTTGATATTGGCAAAATATCAATATCAATCTGCCTTTGTTTCAGACCAAGAAATTAATCTTGTTGCCTGTCTGATTGAACTGATGGCAGACTGTGAATTTAATTAATGAGGATATATTATGTCTCGTATTGAAAATATGGAAATTCTAGGTCGTATGGGTGAGAAATATGTTGCCAATGTCTTAACCCAAGAGGGTGTGTTGATCGAGCAATCCTTGAACCATTTTGACAGTAAAAAAGATTTAATAGGTGATGGTAAAACTATTGAAGTAAAAACACAGGTTCCTTTTATTATTGAAAATGCATTCAGCATCAAAGCAAATCAGATTTATAAATGTAGAAACGTAGATGTACTTTATTTCATAGCTATACCAGCACATAATCATAAATTCAAACATGAAGGATGGCTCTTTAGAATCGATCCTAAAACATTCTCTACTAAAATTCGTAAAACAAAAGATGGTAGAGAAATGACTTTGATTCCTATCGATCAACCAGCAGTCACACCTATCCACAAAATAGATAATACAATTTTGTCTGAAATGATGAAATATACAGTTTCGGGGTACTGACATGCCTGACTTGTTTAAAGATATCGTGCCATCTATTCTTCAGACTAAACAGGATGTTTTAGTAGAAGAACATGACGAAAAAGATTACAATCCATATATTGTAAATCGAGCATTATCTTATCATTTAGACTGTGTTCCTTATGTAAATCAGATCAATCAGGTTCACTTTGTTGATAAAAAGCTACAATATCACTATCTTCTAAATACTAAGCAAAGCCAAAGAGGCTCTCCGGATCTTATCTGATGAACAAATCGCTTATATAAAAACAAAAACAGATAAAGGCGGAGTGAGGAAATAATGATTCGTATAGAAGATATGGTTGAAGTGACGCTAAATGAGAAAGATGATTTCTTGAAGATTCGTGAAACATTGACTCGTATTGGTGTTGCATCCAAAAAAGAAAAGCTGCTCTATCAATCTTGCCACATTTTACACAAACAAGGAAAGTACTATATCGTACATTTCAAAGAATTGTTTGCGTTAGATGGTAAACCTACGGATATTACGGAGAACGATCTGGCACGTAGGAATACAATTGCTTTGTTACTAGAAGATTGGGGACTCCTAAAGTTGGTAAATCCAAAAAAAGCAGATGACCTACAAGTCAGTTTATCTCAAATCAAGATTATTGGTTTCCGTGAGAAAGATGAATGGCAGCTAGTACCAAAATACAATATTGGTAAGAAAGCAAAAAAGGATTGACAAAGAATCTTTAGTATGATATAAATATGAGTGTAGATGCCTTCGGGGTCTACACTTTTATTAACTCGCTTAACTAAGGAGACTTTCATGACTCTTGCCAATCTATTCCCTTCTCGTTCCGTTTATGAGCCATTTACTGTTGGTTTTGACAAGCTATTCGACCAGCTTCAAGATACAGCCAACAATATCGCTAAAAATGCTCCGAACTGGCCACCATACAATATCAAAAAAGTAAAAGACAATAAGTATGTCATTGAAATGGCAGTTGCTGGCTTTGCTAAATCTGATATTGAAGTCACTGTAGAAGGTAACAAACTTACCATCAAAGGTGCTTCTCAAGATAATGAATCGGAAGATTACCTGTTCAAGGGAATTGCTAATCGTGCTTTTCAACGCACCTTCACTATTGCCGACAAAGTAGAAATCAAGGATGCAGAAATTGTTAATGGAATGCTAAGAGTGTGGCTAGAGAATCTCTACCAAACTCAAGAATCTGTTAAGAAAATTGCAATTAAAGATTCTACAACTAAATCAGAGTAATGGCAATAATGGTGGGGTGCAATGCCCCACCTCTTGACATTTGACTACGCCTTTGATACAATACATACATCATGAAGAAAACATTCCACAAACCAAAAGAAATCCTACAGAAGGTCCGTAATCGGCTTCACATAGATGAGGTCTATTACACCTACTCCCATTGGCCCACAAAGGACATTGATGGTGTAGTATTTCTTCCGATCATCAAAGAAGTTTCTGAAAACCCTAAAGTCTTTTATATGCGTAAAGATAACTTGGAGTATGTCAAATGATTTTGAATAAACTTTCACAAGCAATGTATAGCCGTAGAATCTTTAACCCTAAGAATAGAAAAGACCTAGATGCATATGGTTATTTTATTCGTAATAGTAAGTGGGAGAATGGTTGTCCATTCTGGCTTGAATGGCCATATCAAAGTGTGCCTGCTATGATTAAAGATAAGATTGTTCGAAACATGTTTAATGCCGATAAGAAAGAATTGATATGAAACGATATATGGTTGAAACCGTGAGTATTTTTCGGCACCGCTATGTTGTTGAAGCCAAAGAATCAGATCATGCATGTGATGAAGTTGTTTGTGGTAAAGAAACTCTAAAAGAGTTTTCCCAATATCATGTAGATGAAAATATCTGGTCTGTAAGTGAACTTGAGGATGATCAAGAATACCTTGAGATGTTTGATATGGACAATGAGTATCTCAAAGAATGGAATAACGAAAAGAAATTTTCATTCGTCAATAAGATAAACTATGAAGAATAGGTAAATGAACATTGATTTACTTAAATCTGATTTACTAGAAATATATAATTCTGGTAATTGGTGTAAAGATGTTCCAGAATTCCAAACATTTCCAACTCTTTTTGATATTGAAAAACCTCATTGGCAATATTTGAAAAATAATTTTATTGAAAATGTAGTTAAGGAAACTAAGATTAGACCAAAAGAAGTTAGGGCATGGTGTTACGCTAATTTTTTTGGTTATCCTCAGAAAAAGTGGCCTTTGTGGCATAATCACAGCGGTAAAAGAGAAGATAATAATAATTGGTACGAATGCTATGCTTGTGCCGTTTTATATTTAACTGAAAATGAGTCGGGAACACTTTTTAATAAAAATGGAATTATTACCTCTCTACCTGGAGAAATAGGAATCTGGTATTTTTTCGAACCAGAAGATATGCACTCTCCTCCAGAATGGGATGCGTTTAAAACTGAAAATAGGTTTTGTATTGCTGCCGAAGCATTAATATAATTAATTTCTGGCGTTAGTACAAGGGATAGTACAGTGGCCTTCTAAGCCTCTGATCCAGGTTCGAGTCCTGGACGCCGGACCAAGTAGGGCCTATAGCTTAATGGTTAAAGCGGAGAACTCATAATTCTAGGAGTCTAGGTTCAATCCCTAGTGGGCCCACCACCAAATATGAAACAAAAATATATTAGAGCATACATGGATGTAGCAAAACGATTTGCCGAATTATCGTCAGCAAAACGGCTACATGTTGGCGCCATCATAGTCAAAGATGATAGGATTATTTCTATTGGTTATAATGGCATGCCACCAGGTTGGTCTAATGTGTGTGAAGATGTTACGGAAGAAGGAACATTAAAAACTAAGCCAGAAGTCATCCATGCTGAAGCCAATGCAATTCCCAAGTTAGCTAAAAGTACAGAATCGGGTAAAGATGCTACCATGTTTCTTACCCATGCACCTTGTATAGACTGTGCCAAGCAGATTTTTACTGCTGGTATCAATACTGTTTACTATGCTCAGGAATATCGTTCTACTGATGGATTAGAGTTTCTTAGAAAGTGTGGATTAACTATTATATACACACCAGAGCCGTCAGAGGGGTCGGAGAAGGGTTAAAATATAAATACTGATGCGTAGTGG